GTCCCATTAAATTCTAGAGTATTATCATCTGTTAAATTGCGTAAAGACATTATATCACCTCATCCCCATCTAATATGTTTATATAGCTGTCATTATCAAAATTATCTGTAAATGTAAATGGTCCACTATCTATTGTTATATCTACATCTGCGGTATGACCTATGCCACCAGTAAACACAAGAATATCAGAGAAGTCACCAGCTGTATCTGAAGAAACACTTATTTGAATAGTTTTTGTTTGACCAGCAGTTAAACTGTATGTAGGATCTGATGTTACCATTAAGAATACTGTACTATCTGTTAATGTAGCACCACCAACTAATGTACCTGAACCTATATTTTCAACTACAAAATCAAAATAAGTAATATCATTAGGATCTTGATTAGAAAATGTATGATTCAGTGGAGTTACTTGTAATGTGGCGAGATCTACATCAAGACCACTTTCTATCCACTTCACATAGATTTCAAGATGAAGCAATCTTGAGTTATTGATTATGGGATCTAGATCTTCGAAATTTACTATTTCATAGAATTCATTATCTGAATATAATACATCTTTTAGAGATAAATATGATAGTACAGATGAATTACAATAGATTCTGTGAGTTGATCTAGTATTATCACGACCCAGAGTTTCTTTTCTGCCTCTTCTGATTTCTTCTAAACGACACTTGAAGGTCTCAGATTCAGTCCACACAGTGTTATCACCACCATATGCATCAACTCCGATAGTTGGTACATATATAACTGCGGTATCCTGTAGAAGATGATGTATAGACATGTGTTTCCTATATTGTTGGAACCTGTTCCATCCATTTAAGATACATCTCAATGTGTCTTAGTTTTGAATTTGATATAATTGGATGTAGATTCTCGTATTGAACTATTTCAAAGGTTTTAGTTCCAACTACAATACGACTTTCGTGTGTTAAATCATCTTTTGCAGATGGAATTGTATATAATCTATGAGTTGCCTCAGTATTATCTCTACCAAGATATTCATTTCGATCTCTATTCAACTCTTCAATTCTACAACGATAACTATTGATTAATACCCATGCAGTATCATCACCACCATATTCATCAACTGATATTACTGTTTGATATATCAACATTGTATTCTTTAATAGACTTAAAATACTCATAATGATCTCCTATTAGTAGAACGCTACATCTTTTTTACGATACATATCCAACTGACTCTTATATCTATCTATCAATCCAATTATAAATGTGCTATTCATTGCTTGCATATAATCCCAGTTGGTGTATGAAGCATTTCCTAGTTTTTCACTATGATAATTTAGGTTAGGGCCTTGATCACTATCATGTATAAATATACCGTTAATTATTCTGTTAACAACATCATTGATGCCATAAGGTAATGTTCCTATATCGGTGGTCACTGGGAGGGTATAACCCGCAACATATCGAATTAAAACGGAATTAGAGCCTACTCGAGTTCTTTGATTTAATATGATATTTATATCATCTTCTCGAGTCCATGATATACTATTATTCTTATCAATACCGTAGAATTGAAATGTAGAATTATTATTACCCTGCGTTTGACTTAATGATTGTAATCCAGCTAAATTTTGTGTTACATAAACACTGTTGATTCTGTAAGTGGATGATATAAGAGGATATACATCTCGTGAAGAAGAAGATGAACCATCAGTCAATGGACCATATTCTAGCGTTCCTTGAATAGCTATCATTAAGTCTTCAATAGTATCATAATCAGAAATAAGTAGAGTATCTAATATTGTATCCATGTTGGTGATTATATCAATTGAAGGTTCATTATCACTATCATTGTACATATTTAATGAAACAACGTCATCACTATCAGATAAATCTAATTGTGCCCATTCTTGTTTACCACCTATAATACCATATATTTGTGTAACTGGATATTCATTAAGTATAACCACGTTATCTTCAAATGTGTTATGCCATTCACTTCTTAATTTACTCTCTAAGTCTCTTTGTAGATACTGTTGCACAACTTCACTAACTATTGATATATATGATGTTAATTGAGCAGCTGATGGATTAGTTACTCCGATTTCAGTAGAATCCGGAAATTGAATTTTATAAAGTTCTGATGTTGTTAGATCTGCCATCATAGTCTCCTAAATTAAAGGGTCAGAGGTTGAGAGAAGGAGCGACTAACCACAACATAACCCAACTCAAACAATAATTATATACTACTAGATGAAGAATATCCATCATTATTCATTGACTCAATAGCAACGAATGCAGATACATACTCGCCATTTTCTAATATCATAGCTGTTGACCAGATAGGAGCACCTTGAAGTCTCGCAATGAGTCTAACTTCAGATTGATCAGTATCAAACAACACATGTTCAGAAATATCTTTTCTTAATTCCTTCTGAATGATTGCGTACTGACTAAAATCAGCTAATACTAAACATTCAGTATCAGCTAATGGCAGAATTTGTACTGGATAACCAAACATATATACGTTTGGTCCATCATAAGAAATAACTTTACTCGAATCAGCAATTGATAAAATACTAGCCCATACATCTTGACTTAATACCCAAGTTCCTTCTGCACCACCATAGTATCCACCAACCATTGTTTGCATTGTAACTATATAATTAACACCAGCTGTGGTATATAGAGTAGCATATTCAGCAGTATTAGTAATACCACCCATACTTGTGTCACTATCACCATAGATGATTGCAAAATCAATCTTGTTTTTTAATGCTTGTCCACCAACTTTACTGATGTAATGAGGTAGAAATTCTACATCTTGAGATATTTCTTCGGTTATTGGAATTTTAACCGCCAATTTACGAAGTTTTAGATTAGCATTATCGAATTCAATAGTTGAATCAGTTAAAGCATCACCTTCTTTTACCCAATAAGCATTAGCACCAAAAGTTCCTATTGTATCTTGAGTATCTGTATCGTAACGTGGTAATATAATACCAGTATTGCTAACATTACTAATCATACATCTTTCGTATAGAGATCCTTTCATGAAATTTGGATCAATTACATCAACAATTTCATCATTAACTAAAGCACCACCATCAGCAGCCACTTTTTCGCCAGCACCCTGAATGGCTTTTGTTATGATTCTATTATAGATAGCTTGTTTCTTTTCAGTCTTCATAATTCACCTTTTTATTTTTTACTCGTTATTTTAGAGTAGGTTTGTTTATGTTAGAAAAATCCCTCTAAAGATTGTTACACCTTCAGAGGGACTCGGTTAATTGTTAACTTAATAACTTAGGAATCATCACCAAATACCAATGGAGCAACTACTCGAGCATCAGCAAGAGTCATTGTTGCAGCTTTAGTAGGAAGACCAGCGATTCTAAGAATCCAACGATATGCTTCTTGATCCGTATCGAAATACAAATGGATAGACTTAGCCATTTTAACTCCGCCTTTAGTACCAATAACATAACCATCAGCCCAACTACAGAATCCAATAGTTCCCGCTTCACCATTAGCGCCAAGCATTGCTGAAACAACATTCACGGGGCGACCCAGAAGTGTTCCAAAAGGAGACATTGCGTAATTAGGAGTCAGCATACGCATACCCAGCGTGCTCTCAAGACTCATTAGTGACTGATAAACAGCACCACTCATGAACCATTGGGCTGCAGAAGGATTGATATTGGACATATACATGGATTCAACTTCAGCAGCAGTTGGAGCAGAAGCATCAGCCAATGTTACAGCTCTAGATCCACCATCACCAACAGAAGCTGTCAGAAGTGAACTAGTACCATAAAGAATCTCTTGATCAATCTTAAGACCATACGCAATACCAACATCACGTTCAGTTGCAGCAACAATACCATGTGCTCCATCTTCCAGAATCTCTGAAGTAAACGGAATCATAGCAACGAGCTTATTAACTGCTGCAGAAGCATTCGTGAATGCTCTCTTAGTAGCAGAGATTGATCCACCTTCAGAAACTACATCAAGTGTCACACCATTATAGTCTGCAGGTGTTCCGCTGCTTTCGTCCAATTGTTTGATCTCAAGTGCATTAGTATTCCGTCCAACAGGTCTTTGCGAAACCAATGGAAGAATCTGAGCAGCTGCGTTTGCGTTTGAATAGATACCATCAACAATAGTATTATCAATAAGGGCACCACCATCAGCAGCCACAGTTTCCCCTTGACCTGCAATAGCTTTTGTCTCAGCATCATAAACACCAGTAGCAATAGCTTTCGCAACCTTGAAAGAGTTTGCTAGTTTGGTTTCAGGAGACAATACAGGAGCTTTCACTTCAATATTCTCAGCTTTAGGAGTAAGATCAACTGTCTTCACTTCGATTTTCTTCTCGATTTTCTTAGTATCAATCTTTTCAGGCTCGACAACAGTGATCTCGTTGTCAACATAAAATTCAGCAGACTTAGACTCAATCAGTTCTGTAGCATAAGCTTCTGAAACATCAATAATCGTTCCAGTAACATAAGCCTTTCCCTGAACAAGCATATCCTTCAGCAAAATAATTCTTTTTTTCATAACATTTCCTTAATATAGGAGTTTTAAAATACATTTCTTCTATTATGGTATACTGGGTTATAAATGTCGTGTTCAATCCTGTAAAGGGTATGAATGACGTACTCATTATCCAATTTTAATTTATTCGAATCTTTTTTTGTGATGTATAGAAACTTTATATTCTAAGTTTACCTAATAAGAATACCCATTTTTGTGGCAGTTTCTATAATCTCTATATCACGATCCGTTACAGATTTAACTTCCGGCATAGAAATAATCGTGATATCATCAGTATCTTCTGGTTGAATATTCTTGAATTCTATGATTTCAATCTCACGATCAATCCCATCTTCTACAGAAATACCAAGTTTCTTAATATTTACTAGATCAGCATCAGTTAGACCTTTAACTTCTAGTACAGTAGCTGATTGATTGTCTGCAATATTAACAATTGAGATCTCCAACAGTAGACATCGTTGAATAATTCTAGATGCTTTACCATCATACTCTTCATAACGTTCCATTAAATCATTATTCACTACATCCCAAGCATTATCACCAGGATATACTGATTGTAATACTATGTATCCCATTGAATGTTGTCTAAGGTATTTACCAAGGACCAATTTATAGATACTTGCAGCCTCTTCAGTGGCATCTGTAGCATATTGAATAGAACATTTCAATCCAACTTCATTGATTTCTAGATCAATGGCTTTACCAATAGGTTTTGCTGATGTTTGGTGCTGATAATGAACTATAGGATTACTATTATATACAGCAAGATTAATTCCTTCTGGAATCATGACATCACCACTGAAATCTATGAATCTAGTACTTGCATATCCAGTAGAAGTATGAACTGCATCATCTACAGATTCAACCTGACCATTAGTCAATCTCTTAATCTCGAGATCGGTTATATCTACTTCTGAAGTAGATAGTTCAGCATCAATTAACTTTTTCGTGTCACCAGTAGCATATTTGTAATAATCTTTAAACTTAATAGCATTCTTCATATCTCTTTATCCTTTATATTATAAACCCAAAATTCCACGGGCTTCATCAACAGACAATATTCCACCTGAAACATAAGAAGTAAGAATATCTGCTTCTTGCTTCTGTGAATATGGGCTAGGATCATCGTAATGAAAACGTAGATCACCAGTAGTATCAAACATTGGTAGATATTGTTGGTTAAGAACTTGCTCAATACGAGTCAATCGTGGAATCACACAGTTTAATGATAACATTTCTAGAATCTGATCTAATCCTGCCTTCTTTTGATCTGCAGTATCAATTAATGAATAAGGAACCCCATAAGCTAAACATATAGATTTCAAATTCATTATCTTATATTCTTTAAGTAATAGCTTATCTAATTCTTGAGCAATATTCTCAGTCTCGAAGTTTGAATCCATGACTTTAATATTTCCGTTTTTATTACCAGTAGTCGCTCTTTTCCATTCTAATTCTAAAGTTCTAATCTCAGGCTTAGTTAAATTGCCTTTATACTTCAATATAAGAGGCGGTATACCACTATTTTTAAGTAATGAATACTCTAATCCTTCTGCAATCTTTAAACCACCCACGATTCCAGATTGAGCCATTAAAGGTGATGTACCATACCATTTAGAAGTAATACCAGAATTACTGAATTTAACTATCTCATCGGTAGAAAATGCTATATTTCCATTCTTACCTTGAAATAGATAACCTTGAATAGATGAACTGCTTGAATTAGGAACCACTAACATATTCAGTGCATTCAATAAATGGATTTCAATTGGAGTGTTATTAGTATCTTTAACGATATACCAGTAAGCATCACCAACTAAATCCATCCATAGCTGTGTCATATATATCAAGTTAAAGCCATCGGTATAGTTATTACAGTTTCTAATCAAGGTTTGAGCTGGATAATCTATGATCTGTTCAACAGTAGCATCAGAAATTAAGTTTAGTGATTTCTTTTCTAATATATTTAATACTTTTGTTTCGAAATTCTTAACTCCTGCTTGATTCTTGTTAGTTTTAACATACAGCTTTAGTTTCTGGAAGGCAATATTGTTTGCTACGAGGTTAGTGACACCATACACCCATCCATTATTAGATTCAATTGAAGTTTTTCTTGAAAGTCTATCAGGATTTGTGATATCCAGTGAATTTACGATCAATCCACTATTGAATCCTTTGTGTTCAAGTTTCTTCTTAAACATATTAAAGAGTCCCATATTTATTTCCTCAATTTAAAGTTGTTAAAGTCTTTTTAATCCCACCATGATTCATTTTCTTCTGATCGCTCTGGTAGTGCACCTGGTTTATTGTTTTGTTCTGCTTTTTCCTGAGTTAATGAGTATATATGTAGTTCTTTATAATCCAAACAACCTTTCAGTGCCATCACGAGAGCATCACAAATATCATCCTTACCACCGGTACAAGCATTATATGATGTAGTGGTCTTTTTAACCTCTCGTTCAAGTTCTAATAACTGCTTAGTCACCTCTGGAAACTTTTCTGGGTCCCATTTAATCAATCCTTGCTCGATATGATAGATGAGATCAGTATACATTCCATATTTAGTTGGTGCACTGAATATAATCGGCTCATATCTTATATCTTCCTTCTGTAATAGATCTTGTACTACATCACCCAAACCAGTTCCATCAATAAGAGTTATATTTGCATTCTGGAGTTTATGAAATGCAGGTATCTTAGCTAATTGTTGAGACCAAGGCATTTCTTTGTGAATGTTCATGGCCCTTATTGTCTTACATTTTGGACATAACGATAGCATCACGGTATCATCCTGCTTACGAGCTAAGTCTATTCCAACTACAGATCCACATTTACACTTACAAGGAATCATGCTGAAACATTGTTTTACTTCTTGAAATACCTGATCCTCTGCATCTATAAACTCTGCTAGAATCTCCTGGTGGAAGGATAGTATAGGCATTGTAAGCTTCAATGAATCAATAACTGAATTATTAATGAATGGATTGTCATAAGTAGACCAATTAAAAGAATCTATATCATCACTAATCTTTGCTAACTGAAAATATTGTGAAAACCAACCTTTTTTACCTTTCGGTGTTGAAATAGCTATCATATCACCATCAGTATCTAACAGTAGTGGTAGAATAGTTTCATTGAATACTTCATCTGGTATATAGGCGGCTTCATCAATGATAATCAGATCAAAATAATAACCGAGAATAGCTGTTGGATTTTCAGTAGAAAGGAAATAACACATATGATCACCCATCTGAGCTGTAAATGGAGCTGAATTACATACTTTAATGAGCTTAGCCGCAATTAATTCTCGATTCATAACCTTAAATGTATCTAACCCACGCTTTACAACATTATAAGTAGGAGCTAACCATCCAATTTTCAGTGGTCGTTTAGTAGTCTGGAATCTTTTGATGATTTCTGCTGCTGCCAAATATGTCTTACCTGAACGTCGACCTAAACAAACCATACGATATTTTGCTTTTGAGTTATGAATTTCGGATTGTTTATCGTATGGTTTGTAATAGATCTTTAGATTCTTTGTTTCATTATTAACCTTAACTGGAACCTTTACTTGATTCTGAGGTATAGCCATTATAAGATATCCTTATCACCTAATATTAATTGCTCATGATATATGGGTGCAAACTCGCCAAAATATTTGAGTTCGGCTTCTCTACGTGCTTTGATTGCTTCATTGATTGTTGGGTGGATACCTAATCTAATAGTCTTACCATAACATGTGATACCTGCTAGCCATCTATCATTGTATTTCTCAATTCCATTATAACCAGATGTATTAGTTACTGATAGTTTAGTTTTATTTATAGCATTTTCAGAAACATTACATTGTCTCAAGTTAGATTTTCTATTATTAAGACCATTTCCATCTTTATGGTCTATTAATATAGAATGTCCAGTCAAATGGTGAATGTTCATAATGAATCGATGAAGAAGTATCATTCTACCACTATAATTATATCCAGCATACCTCCCACTAGTAAAGCACCATTTATGTATACTGCACTTTTCATAATCATCTGGATCAATGTAAACAATAATCATAGTCCCATCTTTTCTATGAAGATATAATTCATCTTCCCCATTTCCGATAGGTTTTCCTAATTTCTTTTGTTGACATATCCTACAATCGTTATAATAATCACTACCTTTACCAAAAGATTCTACATCTTTCTCTAATCCACAAGTTCTACATGTCTTATTCATCAGTTTTCCCATCAACCTCTGATGTAACATCTATTGTATGATCTTCTCTGGCTTTAATCCATGGATCATCGGACCAACCAATATTGATTTGAGTATTATTTTGTTGAATTTCTATCTCTTGGTTGAAGCCATACATTTTGTTAAGCATCCCAACAATACTTACTAAATCTTTTGTTGAGCTATTGGGTAATCTTTGTAATAATTCTCTAACTAACTGATCTTTGACGACATAGTTTCTCTCTCGGTACTCAGCTTGAAGTTGTCTATAGTATTCTTTACCCTGAATAGAGTGGATTAGATTGACATATAACTGCTTATTAGTGGCATTCTTGACATTTTTTTGGAATCCACAAGCAACTGCCGATTCTAATACACTAAAACCAAGACTATAATATTCAATAAACCTCATTTGTCTAGGTAATAACTCTTCCAACATCGCTGGTGGTTGAATCATATGTTTAGATGGTGTAGGTGATAAATCTAATTCTTCATCAAAAATCTTTAATGGTTTAACTAATACCTTATTTTCCACTAGTGATGGAGGAGTATCTTTAATTGGTACTACTTTAAGTGGTCTACCAATTTTTGCTCCCTTCTTTTTCTTCTTTTTCTTTGATTGTTTCTCTACAACTGGATGAAGACGAGGTCTACCCCTAGGTCTCTTTACTTCATTATCCATTGATTACCGACTTTGTTATAAGTTCTTGTTTATGTTCATAGGCTCTACTTATAAGTGCTTGTAATCCTTCCATAGTGGTATTCATTGAATAGTGTTCCCTAGCATTACAATTTAATATGAACTCATAATCAGCTGAATCTTTTACTATTAATGCTTTACTTACCGCTTTAGCAATATCTGCAGCATAAGACTTAGATTTAATGGTTCCTTTAGTATAGTAAGACTCTACACAATCAATAGTGACTCCACCAAGATTTCTTACAACTTCAGCACCAGTACCAAAATCATTAGCAATAGGAATACACCCACAAAGAGCAGCTTCAACATATGGCATACCAAACCCTTCTGAATGACTTGGTACAATCATAACATCACTAGCATTATATACCATTCTGAGATAATCATTGTCTAACAATCCAAATCTATATAATACTGGTTGAGCAAACCTGATATTGGTAAAAGGAACCTCGTATAAGTCTAATAACTGTTTAATGTTGGCACCTTTAGATTGGAGACCGCCAATATCAGTATGTAGATATAGATAATCACCAGGATTATTCTCTGAATGAGTCTTCCACCATTTCAACAATTCAGGATAGTTCTTCCTCTCTACACCACCATCTCCAACATTAGCAGCATTAATGGTATATAATTTATCAATATTGCCTACAATTTCGAGTTTCTTTTTGAACAACCGTCTGGATTCTTGCTTATCTTCAATGTAATAATCATTTTCATTAATAGGAACAGGAAACTGTTGAATGATCCTGTCACCACCGTCAGTTCTCTCTAGCATTATATCTTCAGCCCATTTAGAAGTACAAAGTACCATATTCACACCATTGTATGCATAATCATTAACTGGTAGGAAAGGTTTAGAATCAATCATTAATGAAGAAATCCAATAATCTTCCATATATTGTACATCAAATACAAATAAATCAAGGAATGAAAATACCATATCATAGTCTTCTATAAATCTAACTGAATACAGATCACTTATCATATTATCACTATTTGGATTATAAGGATATATATTGACTGTCTTTCCATTAACCTCGATGCTTTCAGTGTGTGATAGTATACCATAGATAGCATATACACAAACATCATAACCGAGTTTTGTTAACATATGAATAATATTCTTTGTTCCTACCCCATATCCAGAAGGGACACTTGGATGACAACTTACAATACATATACGATTCGTTTCTTTTCTCTTGGCTTTTGTATTCATAATAATTCGCTCCTTCTTATTACTTACATTATATCTGTTAATGAAACATTACGTCTAAGTGCTACACATAAAGTACGAATCTTCATTGCAGCTTCTTTATTAATCAACCCACCAATAAATTCTGCATGTTTCTTTGCTCGTTTGAAATCTACAGTTCTTTTATCCATATTACAATTAGGACAAAGCATGTATCTATTATCAACTGTAAGATTAACCTTAGATTCTACATAAGGATGAGCAGATAAATTATCTCTACTACCACATACTTCACATGATCCATATAGCTTGCCCATCTGAATCCATAACTCATATACCTTTTGCATGTTAGGTGATCTCAGTTCACAATTTATTGGTTCTGCTGGTGCTGGGTCATTTCTTGAAACTGATTTTAGTTCTTCTGGCATATCCATGATCTTTTCCTCGGTTAATTCTGGGTATAGTGATTTATCAAACATAACTTTTTTCTTTATCAAGTTTCTCGTTTCTTACAATATCTCCCATCTTAGTATTCAAAAATTGCATCCATAATTCTTTGCTGATCATGATCTAAGCAAGGAGCGCCGAAAGGACACCGCCACGGATTACCATCAGGTCCATTATCCATTAAGAATGAATTCGGTCTGTTACATAATGGAGTAGGACAAGCCTTTCTATAGATATTATTATGAAGATCGTACCCTAAACAGTGTGGACGTGTAGCACCCCAAAGTACTATAGCTTTCTTATTCAATGCAGCAGCAGCATGTTGAACGAATGAATCTATACATACAATTATTTGACTTGCTTTAATAACTGCAAATAAAGTTCTAATATCATAATCAACCAATGGGGTTACATTTCTGAGTAATGGCTGTCCCCTTTTAGCTATTTGAATAAAAGAATACTTATTAGATAACTCATTTACTACATCCTGCATGATAGTTGGTGAAATGTTCCGATAAAACATATGAGGAAGGTGTGCTATATCTTCACCATTAGTATTTTTTGAATATCTTACAGTACCACCAGTTATCTGAAAGAGAATTACTGGTTTAGGGTGTTGTCTAATGATGGTGATACCACTCTGTATCTCTGGTTGAGTTAAATGAATTTGTGGTGTTATACATCTTAGTGGATCTAAACCCATATCATCATTCCATGCATGTATCAAATGTTTCTTACCCTTAATATATTTTTGATTATAGTAAGGTTCACTTTGAAGCCATGTAAAGCTGTTGTACATATCATGGATGATAGAATAGAAGTTTGAATCACCTGTCCTCCATACTTTTTTAATACCAGGAATCGACTGGTACACAGATATATGTGGAGTGATAACATGAATATCACTATTTTTATATTGTTGAGTATATGTTTCCTTAATAGAATTTAGAAGAGCTGTAGATTGAATTATTTTACCAATTCCTCCACCACCTGTATTGAATACAATTGATCTCAGTGTAGGTTTATTGTATAAACCAGGTATAGTTTTTGATATTAGGTCTACTTGATCCCCTGTTGCAGCGATAGATTCCCCAATTTTAGTAAATTTAGCAACACTTCTCATTTTTATAGCTCCTTGATTGTATCTTCAACTATTAATGGTTGAACATCATTGAAATCATAGTGAATATCAAAATTATCTTCAATGATTTTTAACTCATCTTTTGTAAATAGATTTTGGAATACTGATAATTCTCTGTAGTATTTATAACGTTCGATATATTTATTGTCCATCACCTTCGCATGCATACCATCAAAAGAACTACCACCGCCATTGATGTTGATACTATCGAGTATTCGGGCTTCTGATTTAGATTCCTTGTGATCCTTGACTCCATTTAACTGATTCGTAATCTCAGATCTGTATGGTGCCGAAGTAATGAATTTGTTGTAATTTACATAGATTGTTTCTATCCCAGTCAATTTCTTTTTATGTGTGTAGCAGTCAAAGTAAAGTTTCCATTGATGAAGCGCGGAAGGATTAATGTAAAGACCTTCACTAGACATTAGTGAGTAGTGTTTGATTCTGGATGCGCACATGTTGAGAGGATCTCTGATTACTATGACATTCTTTACTTGAGCAATGTCAATCTGTGGGGTCATCTTATTGAATTCAATTAAATCTGCATCTTCAAAAAGGTAAATTTGTCCCACTTTAAGTTCTTTTTGTAAATATAAATTATGATTAATGTTATTATTGAATTGCAACTTACTTATTTCGGTGATATAGTCGCTTACTATATGCAGTCCGCTGCGTCTAATGCCTATAATGTTGATCATATTCGTGCTCCTTTTAATTTATTCAATAAGTTTTCTAAAAGAAAAAATATCTCAGAATTCTCGTTTTATGATCATTAAAGTTAGGTTTTCTTCAATAACTGAAAAATTCTTTTTGTATTTCTTTTTGTATTTCTTTTTGTATTTCTTTTTGTTATTACATAAATAACAAAAAGATCCGCTTACAATCTCACTACTGCCATTTACAAAAGAAACAGCTCCAAATATCCCTCATAGACTTTAAAGCTCCTTAAAGTTAGTATCTATACAGAAAACACCTAGGGCAAGCATGAATTCAAATCGACGTGAAATGACCCCAGTACGATACTAGGAAGGCAAACAAAGCGGGGAGATACCGCCGAAATCCTTCTTCATACCCTACTGGGGCCCAAAATATGACTTCTAAGGTAAAAAATCTTACATAACAGAGGATACACAACCAAAATGACAGTATTGGTCATTACTACTTCTATGTAAAAAACCTCAGAAGTCAAAAAATCAATTAAAACTTCTATTACATCTCATATATCTATTCAACAATAGAGTTGAATCTTCTAACAATTTATCAATTCTTTTGTTTCTCTTATCTGATTCTAAACATAATTTGTCTAAAGATTTTTGTAAATCACTCATCTTATCTCTCCAATGGTTGTATGTCTATCTAAAACTCAATATAAGACATCTCTACAGGTTTGTTTATATTATTGGTATAAGGGGTCATCTTTGAGTCTAACCACCATACATCCTCTGATATTAGTAAATCACTCATCTTATCTCTCCAATGGTTGTATGTCTAATTGCATCCCTAATTGCATTAACTCCACATAACTCTTACCTTTGTATAATTTGTATGAATACTCATCTATACAATCTTTAACATCTTCTAATGTAACATCACATGTATCTTTACCACACATCTGTCCAAAGTTTATCATCATATTAATGACGTACCATATATCAGATTTTGGTTCCATACTACTTCCCTCCATTTTAATTTTATTCTATTTTACTTTTAAATTTTTCTACATAAATTTTTTTTAAAACCCTCTTTAACTATCCCTATCAGTTAGTTCTGGCATTATTTCCCTTTATATGAAAGGGACTATGTCATTATTATGACTTGAGTGACTAGGAATGATGTTAATAT